CTCCGCTGCTGCCTCCGCTGCCCTTGCCGCTGCCCTATCTGCCTCGTCAGCGGCTTCATCATCTTCAAAACCTAACGCTGAATCTGCGTCATCAGTATCACCGTCACCGTTAAAACAGCCCATGCGAACAAGGAACCAATCGTCACGCTCTCTTTTTTTATTTCTTAGTTGGGGAACAATACAAGGATCGTGAATCATATGACCAAACACCCTATGTGGTTTCTAAGGCTCCGGTATATCCTAGCCTTCATCCCAGGACCATACCGATCATTACACCAGTTTCGCATCACCCGCAT